TAATCGTCGTAAATGGACGGTCATTGAGGAGAAACGATGGATGCTCCAAAATCCCTTAACGCTTCAGTGGACTTTTAGCAGAATTAATGCTTCTAATGATGGATTTTATATCCCTCAAATAAGCAACACCAATAGCAATTGTGAAAAAATGATTAACATGAACCATCAACTGACTAAAACGAAGGGTGGGTCTGTTCATTACAATGCATTGGAAAATGGGACAAATCTTGATGCGTCCGGGAATGTAATTCCTAAGACGACAAATGCTTCTAGCGGTAATCGCCGGGAGTATGTCTTTTGCTTCGCCTATTACAAGGGCGCTACTGACCTTGTTGGCGGGGATCTGGGTAATGTAATTAACCCACTAGATCAAATAAAGTGGAACTTGTATAATTCCACCACATTTACGGATATTTAGTAAAATGTGCCAGTTGTGCCAACTACTACAATATATATATATATAGAAGTGATTTCCCTGTTATTCCAGCGTAGCGCCTGAAATCACGTGCGAGGACGATTAATGGTCACATTATGAGGACGACGCACAATTTAAATTTATAGAACACGTGTTAAGCGTGTTTAGCGTAGTATAATGCCCGAACGGGACGCAGACGGAAACGCATGTGCTGTCTGGGATTTTAGATACAACGCAGATACATTTAAAGACCATACTGAATTAATTGAGACCCTAGATGGGGTCGTTAAGAAGTATGTTTTTCAGTTAGAGGTGAGCGACAGCGGATACAGGCACTACCAAGGGCGTATATCTCTAATTAAAAAAAGGCGGATAGGTGAGAAACATATACTTTTAAAACTATTTAAAGAGAAACCGCCTAACTATCTTGAACCTACAACTAATAGAGAGTTCCATACGGGCGAAGCGTTTTATTGTATGAAGGAGGACACCCGCGAAGCGGGGCCGTGGAAAGATACAGATGAAAAGAAAGTAATGACTAAACAACTTAAAGAGTTTATGTCCTTTACTATGTATCCTTACCAGGTATATCTAAAAGATATAGCGGGAAGGTTTGATACACGAAAAATTGACCTAATTTTTGATCAACACGGAAATATAGGAAAATCAATATTTGCTGAGTGCTTGGAGTATTTAGGAATAGCGGAGGAAATCCCGCCATTCCGCCTAATGGATGACATCTTCCAATGGGTTGCTTCCAGGCCGGTAAAAAAGTGTTATATTATTGATATGCCAAGAGGCATGAAAAAAGATAAATTAGCAGATTTATATTCAGGAATAGAAATTATTAAGAATGGAGTAGCATACGATAAAAGATACAATGCAAAAAAAATACGGTTTGATAGACCGCGTATTTTTGTATTTACAAATGCCTTGCCATGCTTTTCGTTAATGAGCGCCGACAGGTGGAACGTCTACCAAGTAGACCAAGACAAAAATATACAACCGTATATAACATATTAATTATGTTTTGATGGAGAAGGACAACACTATCTCCTAGACCGCCCGTCATAGGGCATCACGAGCTCTGCTCGTGTAGCCGTCCGCCATCCGGCGCAGCGTAAGCGAGCCGAGGATGTGCGTCGAGCTGTGCCGCAGGCATCCGCGAGTAGGCGTATTAAGTGGTTTTATAGGATTAAAATTAATTATTATATACGACTAATATATAACTATGCCACGACCCGCTCAGTTTACCAAACGCCCCGCTCGTAAACCTTTTGTCAAAAAAGGACTTAACAAGAAGGAAATATCGCAAGTTGCGAAGATTGCCAAGAAGGCGGTTCAAACTTCAGCGGAGAAAAAGTTTACTAATAGTAAACAATATAAAGACGAAGATTTCAAAGTTCTGCGCAATGGCGATTGCCCTATCGTATGCTTTGGATATTCAACAACCGAGGATACGCAGAACGAAGGGGCTGCCGTATTACTTGGCACAAGTCTCGTTAAAGAGGGTCAATGTTTGGCACCGTATTTCAATTCTCCGTCTCCGGGGACTGAACCTTTAACAGACGCATACGCTATTGATGGTAAGAAGATTAAACCTTCGTCCTGTCATACTCGTATGAGGTTCGTCCGCAGATATGCGGCGTTGGATAATGGAGGCCAACCGCTTCCAGTTTCAAGTGAACCCAGCAAGCCAGACGGAACAGGAGCACCCCTGCCAATACTTAATTTGCTTGGGGAAAATCTGCCTGTTAAGTTTCGTATGATAAGATGTACCCCTAAGGGTGCGATGGGAACAACAGAGGTTGTAGATCCCAACGCAAATCTTTTTGTAGATGAGAGAGGCAATTTAATGCCGCTTACGGATACTCGTTTTAATGAAAACGAAATTGAGTTTCTTAAGGTTAATCGTCGTAAATGGACGGTCATTGAGGAGAAACGATGGATGCTCCAAAATCCCTTAACGCTTCAGTGGACTTTTAGCAGAATTAATGCTTCTAATGATGGATTTTATATCCCTCAAATAAGCAACACCAATAGCAATTGTGA